GGATAAGTTATGCTAAAAAAGTTTACGAATATGCGAGTTCGCCTCCATATGACAAGGTTGTCTGGTGAGAAATATAGAGAAACGAGAGAGAGGTTGAGATGATTAAAGCGTTATTGATTGTAATTGCATTAGGTGGTGGAGTAAATCATACGACAGATATGCCATCTATGAAATCTTGTTTAGATGCGAGAATAACCATCATGAAACAAGACCCTAATGCAAAAACCCTTTGTGTTCCTAAAGAGGATGATACCGTAAAGATACAAGGGATGTTTGATATTTTCCTAAACCTGATAGACAAAATTAAGGAGTATGAAGAAATTGACAGACTCAATAGAGAAGAGGATTGCAAACGCATATCTGGCTCTTTCGTCTGTGAAGAGCAAATGGGGTAAGAACTATTGGTCTTTAGTTCTTGCACATCTTCTTAGACATGCAAAACGACTGAATTAGATTACTATGCAAAAAGATATAACTAAATATCTGTATGGTTTCAAAGATACTTTTTTACATTGCTGCACTTTGGCCGGGTAGTAATGGGGATAACCTTTATTTTTTTCCTCAACCCATATTTGACTCTAGAGTTGAATGTGTGTCATATATTTTTGAGAATTATGAAGAGCTAAATGAACAGGTATCCTCTATATATAATTCTTCTGAAATTTTAAGGTCTAAATTTTATTGTATGGATGATGATACTACTGAGAATTTGATTAAACCTAATGAATATAAAATCTAAACAACAAACTATCGAAAGAACTACTCTTTCAGAACTTATAGACAACGAAGACTACGCTAGAACAGTACTTCCTCATATGAAGAAGGATTACTTTTCTGACCGTAGTGAGCGTATTGTCTTTGAGGAAATTCAAAAATTTGTGGAGAAGTATAATTCTCTACCTACCAAACCTTCGATTGAAATAGAAATCGATAACCGTAGGGATTTGAATGAACAAGATATTACAGAAGTATTATCTGTAGTTAAGAGCCTTGAAAAGGATGAAAATGCGAGTTTTGAATGGTTAGTAGAGACTACAGAGAAGTTTTGTAAAGATAAGGCGGTGTATAATGCGATTGTTGAAGGAATTGGAATTATTGAAGGAAAGGATAAGAAGAGAGATGTGGACGCTCTACCTAATATTCTCTCAGACGCCCTTGCTGTTGGTTTTGACAACTCTGTTGGCCACGATTATCTATTGGACAGCGATGAACGATTTAAATATTATCACACTGTAGAAGAGAAGATACCTTTTGATCTGGAATTTTTCAATCGTATAACCAAGGGTGGTCTGCCACCCAAGACTCTTAATATCGCACTTGCGGGTACTGGTGTAGGTAAATCTCTGTTCATGTGTCACATGGCCGCAAACTGTATGAATCAGGGTAGAAACGTCCTATATATTACATTGGAGATGGCGGAAGAACGTATTGCAGAGCGGATAGATGCAAACCTGATGAATATATCTATGGAAGATTTACACGATTTACCTAAGTCTATGTATGATACTAAGATTAATAATATCAAAAAAGAGACTAACGGACAATTGATTGTCAAGGAATATCCTACTGCATCTGCACATACTGGTCATTTTCGTGGACTGATTAAGGAACTGGCCATCAAGAGGTCTTTCAAACCAGATATTATTTTCGTGGACTATCTGAATATATGTGCATCGTCCAGATTTAAAGGAATATCTAATGTCAATTCTTATATGTATATAAAATCGATTGCTGAAGAACTTAGAGGTCTTGCAGTCGAAACTGTTGTACCAATTATGTCAGCAACGCAAACCACCAGATCAGGATTCGTATCTTCGGATGTGGGTTTGGAAGACACAAGTGAGAGTTTTGGTCTTCCAGCAACGGCTGACTTTATGTTTGCACTCATCTCTAATGAGGAGCTTGATGACCTTTCGCAAATTGCAGTCAAACAACTCAAAAACCGATACAACGATCCAACAATAAATAAACGATTTGTGATTGGTATTGACCGTGCAAAAATGAGATTGAGTGATCTGGATGAAAAGGCACAGGATGGTCTTGTGGACAGTAATCAAACTGAAAGTGAGGATGATTTTACTAGTCCTCTATTTGATAACACAGAATTTGGTGAAGGATGGAAAGTATGAAGTTTAATGAATACCAGAAAATTGCAAAGACAACCGCTGTTTATCCAAGTGAATATAGAGTTGTATATCCTACTCTGGGGTTGACAGGTGAAGCAGGAGAGGTGGCGGAAAAGGTTAAGAAACACATCAGAGGTGACACAGAGACACTGGATGGTTTAAAGAAAGAACTGGGCGATGTCCTGTGGTATCTATCTGCAATTGCAAGCGATTTAGATATATCCCTTGAGGATGTTGCACGAACCAATCTGAAGAAATTAGAATCACGTTTGATACGAAATAAGATTAAAGGTACTGGAGATAACCGATGACAAAACAAAAAACGCCCAGAGTGAACCCCGAATCATATCAATTCGTAACTACTGATGGGTTAGAAGACCCTACGATTTGTATCACAGAGAGTACTAACCCTTTTGCGGGTGTGGTGGTTTCATATAGTAATATAGGTGTGAAAGAGGAAAATAGTTCGGCAGCCCTCTCATTTGAATATAATATACAACACTCCGCTGGACTAGAAAGAAGTGCATTTAATGATGACTTTGTACAACATATCGGTGACATACTGGCCGATCAAATTGATTTGCAGATACGAGAAGAAAAGGTAAAATATGTCAAGCACACATTATAGACGAACAAAACTGCAATATGACTTAGACAAGGTTCTGTCAGAATTCAAATCTATGAGTCCTCGTATTCAATGGCTTATCACTGGTGGAAGTAGTCAAACCTGTGTTCAGTATTCATCCAAATCGGATGAAGACAGATGGACAGATGGTGCAGGAAGTTTTAAGAACACTGATAAGGATGAGGCGGATTATAATCAACTAAACCCAGCATACAAGGGAACTGTTTTTGAACAGATTATCAACGATCTAGACGGACTTCGGGCTCGAGTCATGACAAGATCAAGACACTCTTGTTATTCTATGCATAAAGACCGCACACTGCGTTACCATCTTGCAATGAACACAAACCCCTATGCGTACATGTATTTTCCTGACGATCTTAATTCTTCAGAATTTTATTCTACGACAGGAGAACATGAAATAGTCCATATTCCTGCCGATGGTTATATCTACGAAACAGACACAAGGTTATGGCATTCGGCCATTAATTGTGGAAATGACTCCAGAACACACTTTGTTCTTGCAAGTGTGTCATACAAGGAAGAGAATGGTTGACTCATATACTGGTTGCAATATCCCCGCCAAAGAAACTCTCATTAACGAGGGTTGGGAGTTTCGTTGTAATACTGATGAACTCCGACTCAATGAGGTCATTGATGTCTATAAGGAACTTGGTTACGAGATACATTTGGAACCTATCAACCTTGAAGGATTGTCTGAAGACTGTGACGGATGCGCTGGAATGTTATCCAGATTCAAAGCGGTTTACACAAGAAAATTCACAGGATACGAAGGATAAATAAACATTATGATACCCTATATTTTAGAAATGGCGCAGAAAACAATCGTTATAGGTGAAGGGACAAGCAATGTTGATATTAATCAGACTATTGTCCAACCAGAAACTACAATCCCAGAAGGTGTTGAAGTGGGTGGAGTATCCCTCACTACAGGATATGGCTGGGGAGTGGACGTAGGAATCATCCTGATAATTCTGGGACTCATGTATGTCGCAAAGAAGTATGTGGATAAGTGGATAAAATGACCATAGAAGAGACTAAAAAATTGGTAGGGGATGTGGAAGAGTATTTTGGGCAGAAATTGCCATGTCCATTCAATTACCCCAAGACCTTCCAATATTATCTGAGGGTATACAAGCATTTTAGGAACAAAAACTAATGAAGAAGAAGAAGAAAACCCCACAGAAAAAACCAGACTGGCAACATGCGGATGACCTATCCTACGAGAGCGGATACGTCCATAAGACGCAGAACAAGAAACATATACCCCTGTATTCGTTGAAAAAAGAGAATTACAAACAGAATGGAGAATCATAAATGATCGAACTTTTAAGTATTTTATTGATATGGTTGTTATAATATGAAGGAAAACAGATACAATCATTGGTTCTGGCACAGTAGTGTCATAAGATGGATCGTTAGAAGAATAGTGAAATTAGACAGTTGGTTATGGTTAAAACAGTATGGTAAACGAAACTAAAAAGAGTCGCCTCTACCTTGCAGGCCCTATAGAGGGTTGCGAACACAAAGAAATCACAGAATGGAGAGACAACAGTATCCGTTTCTTCTCAGATGCATCTGATCAAATTATCACGGTTAATCCCTTTCGTGCAGAAGAACGTGCTATTAAATTCAGTCAGACAATCTTCGACAAAAACTGGTATGACTGTCAACAATGTGACGCAATTCTTGCATATCTCCCTAAAGAAATCAACGACAGACGGCCATCCATAGGTACATTATTCGAAATCGCATGGTTTATTTCGATGCGTAAGCCCATTTTTATCGTATCAGATGACCCTGTATATGTACTTCATCCCCTTATCAAGACAAACACAGGATGGATATATGACAATTTTGAAGAATGTTACCTTGCAATCCTAACTTTATTGGAGTATTAGTCTATGCCATATATCACAGAAGAAGACAGAAGAAACGTATCACTTACACAATGCCCAGGTTGTCCAGGAGAACTCAACTATATGATCACTCTCCTATGTAAGAACTATCTTTCACAAAGGGGTATCAGTTACACCAATATGAACGAGATCGTAGGTGTTCTGGAGTGTACAAAACAGGAGTTCTATCGCCGTATGACTGTTCCCTATGAGGATAAAAAGAAAGAAGAAAACGGTGACGTATTTTAGATACCCAGAATATTGTAGAGCTGACCTACTGAAACTCATTATAATACTGATAGGAATAGAGATATCTCTGCATCTATTAGAGGTGATAATAGACGTATTTCAGTTAGTGCGGATTTAATGGGAGTTAATGTGATTACTTATTTAACCCAAATGCACTACCTGTTAATATCGCCCCAAAGGCCAGATGAAACAATCCGCCACCCATAAGAGTAAATGGAGAATGCTGTCCTGTA